CACGGCATCGGTATAAAATTCAACAGTTGCCACGTTGCCAGAAACGCTGATACCGTCGCCAAGTTCCAGTTCCAGCAGAGCTTCGTCGCCCAGCCGCCGCCCGATCTTATAGGTCAACGCTGCCCCCGCCAAAGATACCGGCGTGCCGGCATTGTCGGTGATGGTAAAAGCGATTTTAATATATTCGCCGCGGCGGGCTTCGATCGCGTCATGCTTTGTTGCGTACACCGTCAGATGCTCCGTTTTAAAATGATGTTGAAAGCTGCAGAAAAATCATAAACCGCCGACAGGCTGTAAAACCTGACCTTCGGTGACATCTGGACATTGCCGATGGCTGCAAGATTTTGGCTTTGTTGTCCGGAACCTTGCCCTTGCAAAGCAACACTGCCCGCTGCATTAAGTGTCTGCGCGCCTTGCGTGATACTCGCCACGCCCGTTCTTGTCTCTGGCGCCGTAAAGTCGATCTCCATACGGACATTTGTGACGGTCATATAGTCTGGCTCAACTACGCCACTTGAGGGGCCAAAGCTAAACAATGCACACCCAAAGCCATAGCTATTTAATGCTGCTACACCGCCATTCGTATTCAAAAATAGCTGCATAAGCCCATCTTGCGCAAAATCAAAAATATAATGAGCGCCTAAATTATCGACACCCTGAACAAGAGCATAAGCAAAATCCCATTTTTTATTCATGCTTAAAGCGCAGCGCAATAAAGCATTCGTAAATCCCGTCTGTGAATAAGCAATAACACGTATTGATGTTATTGTTGCATTGGCAGGAATAATTTGCGGATAGTTTAAATGATAACCTTCATAAACCTGAACATCTGAAAAACGTGATCCTTGAGAAGGGCTTAAAATAAGTGTTTCGTTATCATCCCAATCACCAAATGTACCCAAAACAGTCGTGCTGTCGTGATAAAGATCGGTAAAATTATATGAGGGCATCGCGGCATGCCATCAAACTTGGATACAAAACATTTGTCTCGAGATCATATCCAAAAATTTCATCTTGGGAATCTATGCGGTTATAAAACATGCCAAAATGACCGCAGAGAAGATTAACCCGACGCGATAAGCTATAATTTCTTTGACGATAATGCACGAGGTGGGCAATCGCATTCTGCACAATACGCGGATCATTCGCTGAGAAAAGAGGCGTTGTATTTTGCCGAAACAAGAACACATCATAGTCGCTAAAGACTGTCGCAGTTCCGCGTGCCAAAGATCCACCAATCACCGCCCCTAAAAATGCCCCTGGATCAACGCCGCCAAGAGAAGACATAGCTAGCGGTAATTCCGTGCGCACATCTTGAATAAACCGCTTTAATTCAACACGTTCTGCCGCCGGCAGATCATTCCAGTGATACCGCGACGTTATTTGTGTAGGTGTCAGGGCGTACCATGTCATGGGGCTTGATCCTGCAAAGTAATCAATATCTGTTTTTGAAAGTCATAGACCGCAGAAAACTCATAGACGCGCTGCCATTCAAAGACACTATCGTCGGCCGTCGCGACCAGCGTCTGCGCCCCTTGCGTCAATGACAGTGTGCCGGTGATAGCAGACAAAACTTGGCCGGCGGCACTTAACGTCTGTGCAGCTTGCGTTATGCTGGCAGCGCCGTTGATCGCCGTGCTCTGCCCGCCCGTGGCGGCCAGCGTCTGTGTGCCTTGGGTAACAGACACGCCACCAACGATCTTGACCGTTCCAACGCCTGATAATACTTGGCTGCCTTGAGTGACAGAAGTTCCGCCAGAAATCTTGACACTACCGATCGAAGCCGTGCTCTGACCCGCCTGCGTCTGGTTGAACGCCGCCGAAAGGACGACCATTCCGGTGGCCGCAACAAATTGGTTACCTTGGCTGACTGCCAAAGCGCCTTTGACAATAGCCGCTGCCGCCGCACTTGAAGTTTGCGCAGCTTGCGTGATTGAGACCGCGCCACTGATCGTGGTAATAACAGCTTCAAGCGGTATAAACCCTAATTCGCTTGCAGCCCCGTCGAAGGGTATTTTAAATAGCGTTGTCGCCATGCATCACCCCTCAATAAAAGAAATATCACCCGTGATAAAATTAGCCGCATTTGATGGCAGACGCCCCATAAAATTCAAGCAACATCCGTCTTGAATTTCATTCAAAATGGATGCACCACCTAGGAAAGCATCATAAACCGTTTGTTTTTCCGCGAATGGCATGATCGGTAGAATTAAAAGCGGCTTAAAAAGAGTTACCCCAAAAGCCCCAATCGTCCCTGTCGTTGCTGCAAGCGTGACACTCTCAACCGATCGCACGCCCGTATCACCATCTTGTAATGGAACAATCAACGTCGTTCGCGGCTGGTTATTTCCTGAACCGCCGAAAACAAAAGATTTACTCGTCCTGCCCGGTGTTCCCGCCTGATTGGTATAACTAAGCGTGGCAGTCGTGGCCGTACCTCCGACCGCCGTATAAATTTCCAGCGCAGCAAAAACACCGACACCGGACGTATAGCGCGTCAATGCCGTAGTCGGTAAATTGGTTGTCTGGGCTGCTGTTAGAGTACCATCAAGTCCGCCCTGATGTGACAAACGATCAACCAGCATGACAAAGGAGTTCGTAGCAGGGGCAGAACTAAATTCAATTTTAGAAAGCCACCGCGCCGCCGTGTAGCTATTTAAAAGCGTATCGCGCAGCATTGCCCCTGTCGTCGTATTATTCAGAGCGGCGGCTGTTGTTGGCACAGCCCCCGATAAAGGTGCAAGCGTCCACGCCGATGCAAACGACGCCGTGCCTGCGCCGGGATTGCCGCTTAGAAACGGCGCAGGTTGGGCGCGTTCTTGTTTTGACTTATAATCTGCATAATCGGTTAAGGCCATTCTATGCCTCTATCATCGAAAGCTGTAAATTTATTTGCGGGGCGGTCGTGGCGTTTGGCATCCAATACGCCGACAAACATGCGTCTGTCAAAACCTGCATAACACTTGGCAAGCCAGTAATAAGGTCACGCACCGTCGCAATGCCAGCGGTTGGCATGGGGATAGAAATAATGGGATGTCCGATGAATACGCCAAAGTTTCCAGCCGTTCCTGTAGTGCCTGAAAGAGTGACACCTCCTATTGACCTGACCCCTGTATCACCATCTTGCAAAGGACAAATGAAAATACGCTGCGCTTCGCGGAGTCCGGTTGCGCCGATATCAATCGCTTTAGTTGTGCGCGTTGGCGTTCCCGCTTGGTTTGTGTAGTTGACAGTTATGGTGCGGGCTGTCGTGCCGATTTGACCGTAAATTTCAATGCCGATAAAGTTCCCGACCGAAGCCGTGCCGCTGTAGCGCGTCAATGCTGTAGTCGGTAAATTGGTCGTTTGTTCGCCTGTCGCAGTACCGGACAAGCCGCCTTGATGCACAAGACGATCATAAATAGTTAAAGTACCGCCCTGCGACGAATGACCGACCACGCCCAGCAACCATTTATCACGCCCGCCGCCCGGATCAGTTTGAAAAAATGCGCCCGGCGTATCGTTAACAGGAATTGCCGAAGTTGTCGGAGCCGCACCTTCGCCGCCCGGCATTTTTTGATATTGCCAAAGCGATGTTAAACGCCCAGCGACTGTCGCAGTAGCAGCCGCGCCAGCCGCACGGTTGTCTATATACACGTTGACAATTTCAGGTGTGCCACTATTACCTCCCGTCAGACGGTTGATAATATCAGAAAGATCAGTAAGCGCCGCCATTGATGACCTCGCAATGTTGTTTGTAGGCTAATAAATCAGCAATATTATCTTGGCTTAAAGAAAGCGCCGTTGACATGTCTTCAAGCGTATCAAACGTCATATCCATACCTTGTACACGGGCGAACCATTTGCTGATTTGCCAGTCCCAGGTGGCGTGACCGCTATTGATCGCAATCGTCATGAATTGCCAGCCGTGATGGTGAAAGACGTGATATTAATTTGCTGTCCTGATGCGATGCTCGTGTTATCCAACGTCATGTCACCGCCGCCGCCGGTAGCCGTCACCGTTCCTTGCATATGGCATGTCGTGCCGGAGCTATCCATCACTTCAAAATGACCTGCAGTGCCAGCAGCATCGGCGGATGTGTCTTGCCATGTACCGGATAAGGCTTTTGATCCACCGCTGGCCGCCGCCATCCAGTCAGATGGCAAGTTAATCGTCGCCAAAACAGTGCCCGTACGCGCGGCGGCACAGTTAGCGGGCGGTGCGCCACTGCGAATACGCAGAATTGGCGTCGTGCCAATTGTTGTTTCAAATGAATCCAGCTGCGCATTACGCACAGCCACAGAATATTGTAATGCCATCGTAGTTCTCCTTTTTTAGTTGTTAAGCAGTTTAATTCCAAATTTCGCCGCAAGACCGATCAACAAAACAGCAAAAACAATATCTGTGACGCGGCGCGTGACACTTTTAACCGCTTCTTTCTTGGCGATGCGCCAAGATTGCAGCATTGACCGCAGATCGCGCATGTCATTGCCGGCGTGATCATCGGCAAGGCCGACATTTGCCAAGGCTTCTTTGGCGCCTTCTTTTGCAGCCGCGCGCAGCATGTTTTCAAATTCAGGCCGTGTCATGACCACGGCATCTTCACGGTGCAGCATTACTTTCACGAACCTCGTTCCAAAACCTGGTATAACCGTTTTCTGTGATGACGCGATAGATTTGAATTGCGGGCATTATCTTAACTCCCACCATGTGTCCATGGCTTTTGTTGAAGTAATTTGATATGTGGAACCATTGGGAACTATCATGAAAAATCTGGCCGTGTCGAAAGAAAAAGAGGTCTGCTCTCTACTTACCACCATACCATCGATAAGGAACGTGCTCGTGTACCCGTCGACATAAACTCCAGTAAACGCCACGAAAATTGGTAACCCAGTTGAATTTGTGTAAGTCGTAGACAAAGACCTGCTGCCAGTGACGTTTGTCCACGTCTGTCCAATACCAAGGCCGCCAATGGTCGGCACAAGCGATTGTCCATTCGCACGCTGATAACCCACGCATTGCCAATTCCCCGCAGAAATACGTACGAACTCCGCTGTATCACCCGCCGCGGTCGTAATATTCGTGCCCGTCGGTAAAATCAGCGATGTCGCATTATGTGTCAACGTCAAGATGTCTTGAAACTTCACCCAGATATGATTGCGTGTGGCGGTCGTGCCCAGACTGGTGATCGTGGCCGTGCCGGAAATTTCAACGTAATCACTATCCGCCGCACCAAGATCGACGGTCGAAGCCGACGCCACGGTCGTGCCGCGCGCCAAAAGCAAAGTTGATGATGTGGTCGGATTGGTCAAAACAAAATTTGTGCCGTCATAAATCAGGCAATAAATACCGCCGGTCAACATCGCACCCGATGATGGATCAGACCCATTCGCCAGCTTGATCGCTTTTGTTGACAATCCACTGACCGCCAAAGTCGCCGCACCCGTCAAAGCATTGGCTGGTTTTAAATAAACACGCTGGCCCGTAACATAGGCAGAAATCGGCGGGTTCGGTGCAACCGCATAGGCATTGGCCGCGCCCGTATCCGCAGCATAGTTTAAAGTCAAAGGTGCAGATCCGCCAAAATAGGCTTGATACCAGTTTGACGTTGCATTCACCGCCGCCATGATGATCCAGTCGGCGCCATCATAAAATTTCAAGAGCCACGGCGTTGCCGCATCATCCAGCCAGATCATGCCAGCTTCGGCATAGCTGGGCGCCGTTGATCCTTTGTGATGATTTAAAATCGCTTTCTTGCCGTCATTATCTTTGGTGCGATAGCCAGAACCGCTTTCGCCAGATGAAATCGTTGGTGTAGCTTGTGTCATACCATCTCCTATTGTTCAGCGCCAAAACCCTTGGCGACATAATCGAATGTTCTGGTCACGCGTGTACCGGCTGCGTTTCTAAAAACGATCTCAAATCCAGTACTGGTCTGGTTCGTGATAGCTAAATAATCACCCGTTGCCATCGCCTGCGCAGTGACCGCCACAGCGGGCTTGGCTTTGAAAGCCACAGGAAACGTCACCGCCGTTGTCGGGCTATCGCTTGCATTTGATGTCAGGTTGTCTTGCGCCTCAACTCTGTCCGGCATATCGACCGTGACAGAAAGCCCATCAACGAATGGCGTTACTCCACTGACAAGTGATCGTAATAAAAGCCTGAATTCAAAGCCACGCGCCGTGTAATCACCGACAATAAAGTCCTGCCACGCCGTCCATGTTGGCGAACCAGATGGATTGTCAAGCGTTGTGCGTAGTTGCAAAGTCACAGACCAAGACGATGGATCAATGCCACCGTCAATATTCTCAATAGAATCCCACAGCGGCCAGCTATCGACCGTGTTGTTGATATCAATCCCAGTAGCTGTGATCGATGCCGTCAAGCGACTGGTATAAACCGCAGTCAGATCCACCGTGCCAGCAAACGAATAAGTACCATTCGTCAAGAGACCCGAAAGACCGATATCGATATTGGCAACATCATCCCACGACGCCCAGCTATCGACTGTATCCGCGCCAGCAAGTTGCAAGCCGCCGCCACTCAAGACAACACCGGATTTTGCCCCTGTAAAAGTAGGGTTTTCGGTCACTGTCTGAACGGCGTTGAACCCCGTAATCACGTCAATATCTGAAATGATCAGTGCCGCATTGATGCTCTCGCGTCCGCCCAGATCAACGGCTTTGATCAGGTACGTGCCGGAAATTGCTGGCACGGTAATCGTGGTCGATGTCTTACTGACCTGCGCCACTAAATCAACCGAACTTTCCCAAGCAGCGCCTGTTAAAGCAGGGCTATATTTAATGCGGTAATAGGCAAGATCAATATCATTAACCTCATCCCACGCCAGATAAGCCGTCTGGCCAAGAATATTGACCCTGAAATTTTCAACATCATCCGGCGGCCCCGAAGCACCTATCACTTGATAAGCACTGATCAGCAAAGCTGCAGAATTGACCCCAGAATTCTGCTTATAAGTGACCTCGATATCGTAAATCTGACTGGTATCGATGCCGGTGATCGTCACCTGATTTCCAGCTTGCGCCGTTGATGCGGCAATAAACTGCGTTTCTGACGAAGCCTTGATACGCACTGATGTTACAAGTGGCAAAGGAAAGCCATGCGGTTCAAGCGTCAAGACAATCGCCGGAATAAATGCCCCGTTTGATCCGGCAATCATCACATCTTCATTGCTCTGGATCGTGACCAGAACAGGCGTTGACGGCCTTTGAAATTCGGGAGGCGTCGTCACTTGACTGTTAAATGCCGGGATCGTGCCCGTATCTGCCTGATGCACCTGTGGTGCCGCATCAACGCAGGTGATCGTGGCCGTTAAATCGCCACTAGGCTGAATGCTTTTGACAATCAGATCAACCGTTTCAGATCCGCGCTCGCCAAAGCTAAACAGATCGCCAACCGTGCAGCCGCCGGACACAGGAAATGGCGTGACAAAAACAAGCGTTTTCTGCTCCCCCGCCGCCGTGACCACGTTCTTTTGCAAAGACGTACCATCGGACAGACGTATAACAACGCCGTAATTCTTTCCTGCCTGCATAAAAAATGCTTCGTCTGACGTGATCGACGTGATGTTCGATCCCGATGTGCCCATAGCTTTGATGCGGCCAGAGCCTAAGCCATGCAGTGTCACGTCATGACTGAATTTGATCAGATCGCCCTTGGTGCAGACGATATGCTCAACATCCGCCGTAAATGTATAATTCTCAGGCCGTAAACGCACAGTGGCAATGTGATATCGTCCGGCTTTCCAGGCCTGATCTGGTGATGTGACACCGGATAAATCCAGCGTCTCAAACTTTGTCGCCGGAACAGTGCCTGGAACCTCCCCGAATTCCGAATAGCCATCGTCATATACGATGCGCTCATCGGCTTCCCACCCATTGTCGCGGTTTTGAAACCGGACACGGAAAGCATGTGGCAATTCAGGATAGCTGCGTTCCCCGCGAAATCCTGACGTGTTGCGCGGCGTAAAATGCTGGCGCGGCACGGTCTGCAATTTATCTTGAACAACTGTCCAGCGCCCATCAGGTCGGGCAGGAGCGGCGCGTCCTGCAGATGCAACCTCCGCCAGAATCTCGCCGACAGTCGTGTCACTATCAATTACCGCGTCATATTGGTATCCAGATGACACGCAATCATTATGCCATATCTCAAGATCGCTGATGATAAGACGGCTATCCGGCAATGGCCTTTTATTCGCTGCCCCCTGTAAAACATAACGGTATTGTGATGCGGGGTTAGACGTTGGCCGTTCTATCCATGTTTCGGTATCAGCGTCCCAATCGGGCAGAATACTTTGCACGATACAGTTAAATTGATCAGGTGCACCATTCAGCTGGTCTGTCGCCTTGATACGAATGGCAATCAAACCAAGCCCAGACATTTGCACCGGCGAGATATGACGGATAGACCGTAATGCCGTCCAGTAAACCTTGTCAAAAATCTGTGTCGTATCTGTATCGGTCGTCTTACGCCTGATGCGGACGTCATATTGACCCTGCGCCACGCTAAAACGAAAGAACCGGCGCAAAGCCGATGTTTGACGCGCTGTTATAGTCAAGCCGCCGTTTTTTAAGCCCCCCGCATCAATATCAATGACATGCGCTGTCGTGGACGTGCTTGGCAGGAAATCACCTGACGCCTGATAAACGCTACCCACAAGGCTGGCTGCACGCTCATCTGTAATGCGACCGGCATCAATCACATCCGCATCATCGGAATAACGCACCACGCGTGCGCAGGCCAGCATATCCGCAGGCAAGGCAGGAATGCTTAAATCTTCCAGACCATCCAGCGTAATATCGCCAGTCACAACCCCGACGTCACCATTAAAAGGATCAAGATACACGCGATGAACAATCGCACGACGGGCACCATTCAAGGCATCTGGCTTTGACAGCGCGGGCGAGACTGTGGATGCAACACTTAAAAATGTATCGCTGCCAGCACTCCAGTTGTTTGTTCCGGCAGGCGCATATTGCACTTCGACCTGCACGGTCATATTTTGTTTATTGCCTTGGCTGTCAAATTGCACAAGGCCATTCGCAAAAGTAATATCGACCGATATCTCGTTCACATTTGTTTCAGTACGCCGCACCTGCCATCCGGCAGTCTGGCTGAGCAAGACATTCAAATCGTTCTGAACAATCGAATTTCCATCTGAATAAAGGCTGATCGCCTCATCATCCTCATAGCCTTGGCGTATGACCGTTTCAACGTCACTGAACTGCGACAAAGGCGTCTCGCCAAAGCGTAGATCACTGACTTCGACCGGCCCATAGCCTAAGCAAAACAACATACGCACATATTGATCATCACCCACGGTTTCCGTGAATGGCCGTGCCGCATAGGGTGGCACCATACGCATGCGTCCCAAAACCTTGGGGATGCGTCCGAACTTCAAAGACTGGTTACGGGCACCCTGAATAAACTGGGTTGGCTTATCCGCGACCGTTGCCAGCGCACCGCGTTGACGCGGCGGCGGGGCAAGGGCGTTGATCGCCATGCGACCAACCATGCTGACAACACCGCCAAGGATCTGGCCAGCACCGATAAATGTACTGCCCAACCATACGCCACCGCCAGCAATCCCAAGGCTACCCGCAAATGCCGCACCAATCCCCGGCGCCGCCGCCATCAAAGCGAGCGATAAAATACTCCGCAATGGGTTCTTTCCGCCACCGCCACCGCCCTGCGGCACCATACGCAGAACGATATGCTGCGCGGTTTTTACACGCACGACATGCCATATATTTTGTGGCACGTAATGGCCGCCAACATAGACATGGCAGAAAGAAAATATCGACGGCGTTTTTATTTCACATGAAACAATTTCGGCAATCGTCTTTCCTGCCGCAATTATTTTTGTAATGCGTTCTTGCGTAAACGGGCTAGGCATGACAGTCAGAAACAGACTGTCTTTAACCTCAATCGCTTCGCCCATAGTGATAAAACCCTTCGATTATTTTATTCCAGCGCGGCGTATCGATACGCTCGATACAACTTTCCGTGCCGCGCATAACGTGCAGCATGTTGTTCCAGCCCAGATAAATTCCGACATGCACCGGCTGCCCCGCAAATCGCAAGACAACAACGTTGCCAGTTCCAGCCTTATCAGCCTCGACCTTCATCCATCTTTGCCGTGCTTCGTCCTGATAAAGACTGGCGATAACACCGTGCGATTGCCGCTCTGTATCTTCATAAGCACCACTCAAAGCAGGCAAATCGATGCCAAATTCATTAAAGTACACAAGTCGTACTAAACCCCAACAATCCAGCCCCTTTTGATCACGGCCATGCGCCAAAAAGGGCAGGCCAATGTACCGCATGCACCATTCCGGCAGCATCAAAGCCCCGGGAACTTTGCGGGAGAAAACGTCTCAGCCGGAAAAGGCTCTTGCGTAAAATCTTCAATCGTCAGATCACCACTCACCGTTGCGGCGTCGTAATTCACATTCGACAAGCGAAAATCAGGGAATTCCGCTTCGACTGTATCCGGTGCATCCGCGCGGATGATCTTGATATTGACAGCCGCATAGCTTGACATCTGTCTGACCGCTGCCACGATCTGCCTGTCCGTGTTATCGATGCTCAGTCTTGCACTAATCTGACCGTCATCATCGTTTGGCAGTGTTATTTCAAACGGAAAAGCCACAAAACTGATCCCGTTTGAAACGATATCAGAACCGCTGTTATTCACGCGGATTGGCGTGCCCAGTGTCGCATGGCTTATCTCCAGCAAAATAACATAGACATCGCCCGTGCTTTGCGCGTAAAGCGATGACCGTGTAGTCGCAGATACTGCACGGCTCATGGCAGTTGCTCCAGACTGACAGCAATTTTAAAATAATTACTCGACAGCGCAGATAGTTGCGGCGGAGAAACAAACCTGAAATTACCCGTCACATTTGTGCGTGGATGCGGCATATCAAACGGCAATGAACCGCTCAAAGTTTCAACATCGTAAAAGTTATCCAGTGCCGTCCATTGTGCGCTACTCAAAAGCAGGTTGATCGTCAAATTCCTGACATTTGCAAACGTGCGTCTGCGTGTCTTGGCTGGCCCCACGTCCATCTGCGTTCGCAAAACATTATTGGCTGGCGTTTCTGCGTAACCTTCGATCAACGCCTTGGGCAGTGTATTAGGCCATGTCGGCATGATTAACGCCCCGTCGGCACAGGACGTGCGCCAAATCTATTGCGCATGACATCATCCACACCGCCACCGGCAATCATGCTGCGCATGCTGTTGCGGATCATAATCTCGATATCACGTCCGTTCGAAGAAGGCCGCGCCTGCACGTCAACGCCTGCCTGATTAATGATATTAACGTTTACCGACGCTCCACCGCCGCCAGACATCACCGCGCCATTCGGCACAATAGATCCAGACTGCCCCGGCATAAACAATTCCGGCCCGCGCTCGCCTACGACATAGGCCTTGCCAGCGGCAACACCACCACCATCGGCGCGAAAGCCTCCGAAGATGTCTGAAAAAATGCCGCCGATATCATTAAAAAAGGATCCAAAACCACCAAATCCTTGGTTTTGGACGCGGCTTGTCAGGCTGTTTAAAATCGTTTCGCCAAGGCTTTTGAATGAAAAATTTGTATCACCAATATTACCAATCAAGCTTGAGAACAGCGAATTTTGCGACTCTTTAGCGCTCTCCGTTGACTTTTTAAGATTATCAGCCGCGTTTTTGGTCTTGATAAGACCGCGCGCGGCTTTATCGCCAGCATCTTCGCCTGCTTTGCCAAAAATACTCAGCTTGTCTGTAGTATCCTTGACCATGCTGCTACTCTTTTCAAGGCTCTTCATAAAGGCATCACGGTCAGGTGAATAAAAAAAATCAGATTGGTTTAAAACGTTTTTTCCTAATTCGTAAAAAAGTTTCTTTTGTTCTGCTACGGAATCTTCTAAAGAAAGCTTCTGCGCATCAAAAAAATCTTTTGTAAAGAC